GATATGTTTGCCCAACGTGTAGTTCAGTTCCAGTCGCCACTCGCGACGACGTCGATCGGTGAAGCGGGCGGGAAGCAGATCCATGAGCGTGGCATTCTCCGTGATGAGCCGAAGGAAAGCGAAACGGGGTCTGGCGGTCCGACTACGGCGTCGGGCCCGGCGCGACGTGGTACGTCTTCTCGATTACTTGCCCGTTGTTGAACACGACGGTCGGCTGGAGCGTCACGTTGTAGACCCGCGCGCCGCCCAGTTCCTCGCTGCGTTCGAACTTGGTGATCACGTACCAGTCGCGGCTGTACGTGGTGCCGCCGATCAGCATGTCGTTGTCGGCCGCCGCGATTTCGATCGGATCGCGGTTCAGGTAATGGGTCTGGAGGGCGGCGAAGACCGAGTCCGTGCCCCGGATGTACTGGTAGCCGAACTCGATCGAGCCATCGAACATGCCGGCGATGTAGCGTTTGCTCTTCGAGTACCGCGCCGACGCCTCGATCGCTTCCACCGAGTCGGGCAGGTTCACGTCCTTGGCGTTCTTGATCTCAACCCACTGGGCGGTCTGGCCCACGTTGGCGGTGTTGTAGTACAGCTTGCATTCGAAGCCGGCGATCGGACGATCGGTCATGGTCAGGGCCTCCAGCCACGGAACGTCAGATTGAGGACCGTGGTCAGCGTCTTGTGTTTTTCCAAATGCTCCAGATCAAACAGCGGCGCGAACGCGACGGCGGTGAGCGTCGCGAGGTCTCCGGTCGGATTGCGGGTCTTGAAGTGGTCCGCCAGTTCCTGGCCGAGCAAGATCAGGCCGTCCATCTGTGCCGTCTCGTTGCTGCTCAGCTTCTGCTGGATGGCGACGTCGAGCTGATAGTCCTCCTGCCACTGCGAGCGGCTGGCTCGTTCGCCCACATCGTCCTTCGGGACCACCGTCACGCGGATCGTCGCCAGTTCCTCCAACTTCCAGCGCGGGATGTAGGCCCGCGCCGCGAGGAACGACTGGCTGAACGTCGCGGCGTTCAGGTCGGCGACCACGGCATCGGCGAGTTGGAGGATGGCGGCGGGCATGGTCGGAGTTCCTCAGTCGTCGCAGGCTTCGAGGATTGCGGCCAAGTGCGGGGCCACGGCCGCTTCCTTGTCCGTGCCACGGACGTATTCCTGTGCGGCTTCGGCCAGGTGACGCAGCGCTCGTGACAGCTGTTGACGCGAGCTGGCGTCTTCTCGCACCGCCTCGATCACTCGCAATTGGTCCTGCTGAAGAACGAGAATGCGTTCGAGCTGATTCTTCGCCGTCGCCACGAAGTCCAAGTGGGCGGCGACAACCTGTGGGGTGTACCGCACGACGACGTACAGCAGCACGCCCACGATGACGGCGGGCATGCCGAGGTTCGCGACGATCTGGGTCCAGCTGGTGAGTTCCATCGGAGACACTTTTCAAGCGATCCTCTTGGTGTGGATGCGGAGCATCGACTGGTGCGGATCGGCGAATTCCCACGGCGGAAGGTTGTCTTGGGCAAGCACCTCGAAAGTGACCGTCGTGGCTCCGAACGCCACGTCGATCTGGTCTCCTCGCTCCGGCAGCACGACTTGGCCTTCCAGTTCCAGGTCGGCTGCCGGAATGAGGAAATCGTTGGCGCGAAAGTAGAGGCGGCCCTCGAGCGTGTCGGCTTCGAAGTCCTTGCGTCCGAGCGTGGCATTCACGACGACTTGCTGAGCGCCACGGCGGAACGTCACGGGGCGGGATGCATGAGCATTCAGTTTGCTCGTCAACCATGACAGGCCGGCTCCCAGCAGATCCACCATCGTCGCCTCACTGACTCAATCGAACACGACAGGTGGCGTCGGCGTCGGCCGCCGCTTTCACACACTTGCCGGCGAGTTTGTTTCCTTGGGCGGTCGTCGTGACGACGTTGTTCGTGTCGTCCCAATAGACCGTGGCTCCGACCGCGATCGCCGATCCCCCGCCCGTGGCCTTGGCGAAGTCAAACACGCCCGTGACCGCCAGGGCCCCGAGCTTGTTGGCCGCGATGTCGAGTTTGGCCACACCCACCAGATCTCCTTGCACGATGACATCGCCCGCGGAGACCGCTTGGCTCGGGGTGTAGTCGATCGATGCGCCTTCTTGCACGAATTCGGCTTGCGCCATGATTGAGTTCTCCGGTGTCGAATGGATTCACGAATGGAGGACCGCGTCGCTCGCGAGCGTTACGCAGCGCCCTTGGACCGGACCGCCGCGCGGTAGTCCTGCACGTTCACCCCGAAGTCGAAGTAGCCGCGCCACTTCATGCCGAGGTTGTCGAAGTCGGTCTCGCCCGATTCGATCGTGGGCGTCCGCATCCCGCGCAGGTACGCGATCTCGATCGCCGCCACATCGTTGGGGTCGGCGAGCAGGTACCACCCGGTGGCGCTGCTGCCGCTGATTCCCTGGGCGTTGAGGTACGGCGTCGCGATCGGTTCCCACTTGCCAGCGTGCGGATTGCTCGCGGGTTTGGGCTTGTCCGTGGTCGTGGTCTCGTTGACCCGTGTTTCGGTCATCAGCTGTTGCGCCGTGACCTTGAGCGACGTGGGCACGAGCAAGAAGCGCGGGCGGATGAGGATCGGCTTGCCGCCGGCGTCCGTCTGCTCTTCGAACATCCGTTCGGCCGTCGTCAGCGAACTGATCTGCAGCGTCGTGTCCGCGCCCTCGAAGTAGTTCTTGTGCGCGACGCTGAAGAAGTTGTTCGGGTTCGACAGCAGCACGGTGAACACCGCCGACTCGACGGCCAGCGCCGATTGGCGACCGAGCATGCGGGGAATCTGCAGGAACGCGCCGAGCTCGTCGTTGTAGATCATCTGCCGCGTCAGCGAGATGATCTTGCCGTACGTGTCGACTTGGTTCGTGTAGGATTCCTCGGTCAACTTGGCGTGCTTGAGTTCGCCATCGGGACCGACCTTCTCGAACGTCCCCAGGCCCGTCATCCGGTACCGGGTGACCTGCTTGAAGTCGGCGACGTCCGACTGAGCGCAGATCTGCGCCGAGACGCCGTTCACCGCCGTGTAGGCTTCGAGCAGCGCCTTGTTGGCGACGTTCGACAGGATGCCCGACAGCGAAATGGTCGAGTAGCCGTTCGCCGCCGCTCGCAGCGACTGGTCCGCTTCGAACGCGGTGCGGATCGCGTCATCGCTGAGCGGCCCCGGTCGCACGTAGGAACCAGCCGCTTGGACCACGTAATGCAGCAGATGCTGCAGGCCCATGCCGCGCAGGTCGCGGGTGTGCGCCGCTTCCATCGTCTGGGAGTCGTACCACGTCGCGACCTTGGCCTCGGGCATCTTGGCCGAGAGGCACAGCGCCGCCTCGATCGCCTTGCCGTTCGGCATGCGGTTGTGCGAGTGGATCGCCGGCCCCTGGGGACGCGACGCCCGCAGCACTTCGAGCTCGGTGCGGTTACCGTCCCAGCCCTCTTCGATCGCCTTGGCCTCGATGTCGGGATGTTTGCCGCTGCAAGCCTTCCGCACGGCCGCGATGCGTTTGACCTCGCCGGCGGCCGCGGCGCGCAGATCCTTGACCGGATCGGCGGCGGGCGGTTCGCCCTCCTTCGGCTGCGGCGATTGAGCGGCGTGCATCGCGCGGAGCGCCGTAGCCTGTTGATCGGTGAGCGCGTCGACCGTGAACCCTTGAGCTTCCACCCACTGCGCGAATTCCATGTCCTGTTTCTCCTGACTCGTTGCAGCGCCGGCCGCGATTTGCGCCGACGTGTTGTCGTCCGCGCCGAGCACCACGAAACTGACCTCTCCCAACGTCGCGCGGCGGGCGATGTTCACCGGCCCCGCGACTTCTCGCCCGTTGACCACAGACGTTTTTCCTTCGGCGACGAACTCGACTTGGTCGGCCCGCGCCCCTATGGACGCCTGCCAGGCGAAGCCGCGATCGTTCAGTGCGATCACCTGCGCGGCCTTGGGCGACTCGCCCATGACCTGGCCGGCGACCAACAGCTGGTGGTTCACCACCGACACCGAGTCCGTTTGTCCGAGGACCGATTCGACGTCCTGCGAATGGCCGAGCAGAATCGGCCGGCGCTGGCGTCCGACCACCAGTCCTGCGAGGTCGACCACGACGGGATATCGCCAGCCGGCCAACTGCATTGGCCCGCCGGTGTACGCCGTCATCGAGAACCGCCGCAGCGACTGCGGTTGCGAGTCGCCGGCGGCGGCCTCCATCTGCACGGCTTCGGCCAGCAGATTTAGCTGCCGGCTCTCAGCCGAGTTCGTCGAGCGTTTCGACATCGGTTTCCTCCGTGCTGTCTGGGGGCACGGCTGCCGGCGCGGTCGCTGGCAGGGCGAGCCCGAGTTCGTTCATGAGCGCCAGTTCCTTTGCTCGCTGCCGCAACGCCTCTTCCCAGTCGCGTCCCTGGCGGGCGTACTCGTGGGCAAGCGTGGTCGTGTGGTTGGCGAGCCGCGTCGCCTGGGCGGTGGCTTCCTTCTGCGGATCGACGTGGTCGACGCCGTCCCAGAACCACTGGTGAATCCAAGTGGCGATCGGGCCGAGCCCGTCGGGGAGGTAACTATCGAGCAACACCGCTTCGTCGAACCAAGCGGCCAGAATCCGGTCGAGAATCGTCGCTTCGAGTTGCGCCTGATCGACGCGCAGCGACTTGTAATAGGTCTGGTGGTCGAGGCGACCGGAGGCGTAGTTGTAGCCCGAGCTGTTGCCGGCCGCGATGTTGAACGGCATGTTCAGACAGCGGGCGATCTCGTTGAGCACCTCCCGCTTGAACTCGGCGTAGGTCGTCGCCGGTTGCTCCGCTTCCAACTGGCTCATCTTCCAGCCGCCGGGCATCGTGACGAGCGCTCGCGATTCGAGATTGATCGGTTCGAATGGCTCGGCCGCGTCGGCTTAGCCGCCCGCCGGCGCATCGGTGTAGAGGATGCCCGCGAAGTCGGCGGCCGTTTCGGCAGCGCCCAGCACCGCGAGCGTGAACCGTCGCAGCTGTGCGAAGAGCGGCAGCGCCGGCATGATGTCGGGGATACCACGGGCTTGGCCCGGCCGATCGGGCCGAAACCAATGGAGCACGGCGTCCGCCGGGAACTCGTCGTATCCTGGAACCAAGGGGCCCCGCGATTCGCCGGGATGCGAGCGGAGCACATGGTAGGTCTGCGGGTTGCCGGCGTCGTCGAACACGATGCCATCGATCGAGTTGGCCGCCAGCGGATTGAGGTCGGGCGTCGTGACTTGTTCGGCTTCCACGAGCCGCAGGTCGAGTTGCACCTGCGTCGGGAGCCCTGGGTTCGTGACGAACAACGCGAACGCCTCGCCATCCTGGGCGCGAGCCATCCGCATCGTGCGGAGTTTTTCCGGCAGACGAATGACGCGAGCCCATGCCATGAACTCGCGTTCGATGAAGCGATTGGCCTCGGCGCTGGGCGTCAGCATCTGCAAACGCGGACCAGTTCCGATCGAGTCGTTCGCCAGCGTCAGCACGATCCCGCGGGCGTAACTGTTGTTCGCCACTTCGTACCGAGCTCGGTTCCGCAGAAGCCGACGTACCTCGGGGCTGTTCGCGGCGTTCGCCGAGAGGCTGTCGGCCTGCGCCCAGTGCCGGCGGTTGTCGTCGGCCAGGCTGGCGGCGTCGTACCGCGCACGAACGAGTCGCAAGCGAGGAGGCCGTTGGCCGGTCGCTCGCAGCGTCGTCGATGCACGTGTCAGCAGGTTCGACAGCCAGCCGATCATTGCGTTGCCCCCGGTGGCAGGAGCTTGTTGAACTGCAACCCGCGTCGCTTTGCCTTGACCGCTTCCTTCGCCGCGAGGTACCGATCCGCCGCGATCTGCTCGGACAGCTTGTGCTGCTCGACGGAACCCGCGTCGCCCGCGACCTTTGCCGGACCCAGGGCGTTGTCACGAATCGTGTTGTCGAGGTCGTCAGCCATCGATAGGTGTTCCAAAGGGCTGGGCGAGCCAACGAAAAAAGGCCACGCGAGGATTGCGGCCCCGCATGGCCTTTTGTTCGTTGGCTGGTGTCACCGCCGGTAGCTAATCGGAGGTGTCGCTCAATCGGCTTCTAGAGTGGAATCATATCAAATCACCTCGAACTACCACACGAAAAGACGCAATTGACGACTCGATTTCGATCGTTCGTTACATTAGTGGAACTAAGTTGACTTCAAGCCGGTTGGTAATGGGTAATATGCTTCAGCAACGGATTCTGGCGTATGAGGATCCGGCTTTGGATTGTCTTGAGTAAATCGCCTAAGTGCATGAAACAAATATCCGGCAAGCACAATCCGCCACGGGCCATCTCCTGCGATTCCCAAATGTCCGAGCCCAGCAAAGCCGACTCTGGCACGCGTTTGCTCAGGTGCCTCCTCAAGTCGCCGAAACTGAGGATAAGCTAATTCCACATCCTGGACGGACACTTCTGGAAGCGACGCCTCCTTGTTGAGGATTACGATTCCAGCGCTTGAATAACAACTCATCACGAAACCAGCGCAGCTAAACCGTCTATACAATCGCCGCCCCGTTTCTGAGCGGACCCAAAGTACAGATGGTGCGACTACATACTGCTCGAACGGCTTGCCTGGCCTCTCCTCTTTTTCGATCTTCGCCTTCCAATGCAACATCGATTTCCGGTTATCGCTTGTTAGAGGAATCTGTGCGATTAGATCGGCGCGGCATTTTTTAGGGCTCGTCAGGCCTGTCGAGTTAGAACTTGAAGTGTAAATCGGGGGTCCCATGTGCCAGACCGGAACTTCACTTGACGTCTTTAATTCGCACTCTGTGGCCAGCAATGAGACGTGCTGAACAAAACCATTGACATCGTTTGAATGTGTGCCGACAATCGAAAACTGCGAACACTTATGGCCGATGCTGTCGGCACCACGGGGAAAATGCCATACAAACTCAGGGGGGCGGTTGGAACTTTGCAATTGACTTTGGATTGTCATGTTTGTGCAATGCCCGCCGTCAGCCGTGGCTCCATTCAACTGGAGTTACACATGCTCGACGTCAGATCTCTCTTCCCAGCCATCTCTTAAATCACGTAGGCCGTTGTCGACTTGAGTCGTAAGCCAGTCCCATCCGAGACCCCGGACTTTTTGATGCGCTTCCGCAGCCCGTGGATCTCCCAATGCGTATAAGGCGCAAATCGCCA